ATGCAATCACCGAAGGTAAGCGCTCCTGATTCAGTAATCTTCGCGACAGCTTCATCAACGAATGCTGAGCGCTGAGCGGCTACGATGCGATCGGTGGCGGGGGGTTTGACATTTGGGCGATACTCAGTGTCAGGAGTCTGCATCCATCCCACCACCCAATCCCTGGTGTAATAGGTGCCATCATTGGTGCGGTAATCGTATGAATATTCCTCTGGTAACGCCTTCAGAGCTGCGTACTCACCATTTTTTAATTTGGCAATAAACCACTCGCTTGCGTAAAAGCCATGCAGAGGGCGCCCATCTTGCAGAGTACATACCGAAGAATTTATCAGCGCCGAATTATCTGCCGCCAGCGCCCGCACCTGCTCTTTCAGCGCCACATTCTCTGCAGCCAGCTGCCGTACCTTTTCACGCAAACCATTAGCGCAGTTATGGTTACCGTTTTTTCCGCGCGACCAAGAAAATCCACAATCACAGTGAAATACGTCCCCGATCTCTTTTATGTTCATGCTGTCCACCATTCGATAAACATGCAGATACCAACGGTTACTACGGCAATCAGCACCAAGCAGATCACATCAACCAGGATGGCAAAGCGACGCAGGGTATATTTGCTGTAATTTTCAGGATCAAAATTCATAGCGACTCCCCAAGCACCCAGCGCAGCGCAGCAGCGTAGTCACCGCTGGCGTCTTCGAGGGCTTTTGTGATTTCCTTACGGGATTTTAGGCGCGGCTTTTTGTCGCCCAGGATGGCACGCTGGCGGCGTGCTTTTTCGTGGCCGGTAGTACCAGCCGTCGCCGCTTCTATTTCCTCTACCTTTTCCCGCTGCTCCTCTGGCTTCAGTGATGCCAGTTGGCGGGCCTGGGTAACTGTGACCGTTCCGGCCTCTACGGCATCCTTCACCGCCTGGGTGGCATCGAGCAGGGACAACGTTGCACGGACGGTCTGAACGCTACAGCCAAACAACACCGCGAGATCATCCTCGTCGTGACCACGGTCAAGCGCGTCAGACATTTTCCTGGCGCGTCCTAACGGTGTGTCAGGTCGGCGGATTTCGTTTTCACTGACCATGTATTTGGCCATCTGATTTGCCGATCCACGCTTAACGACGCCTGGAACAAGCAGTGGCGTTTTGCCTTCTTTCAGCAGGAGCTTATTGGCTTCCAGCGTATGGCGAACGCGCTGACGGCCAACAACCACACAGGTAAGTCCGTTTTCAGGGTCTTTCCAGACAGTAATCGGCTCCAGAACACCCAGTTCCTTGATATTCAGTACCATCCCTTTGTCGATCGGCAGGTGAATACGTTCATCGTAAAGCGGGTGGCTCTTATCGGTGACCAGGTGCAGGTTTTCCGGCTCAAACATCAGAACGTTTGTCTTGCCGCTGGCACCGTATGCATCAACGGAGTTCTTAGCCATCAGACCGCCTCCACATCGCTGGTGGATGAGGAAGAGAGGTTTTTCAAATCCCGCATTGCTTCAATTACGTGCAAATTGCTGCGGGTTTTGGTGTGGCGCTCAACAATGCGGTCACACTCTTTAGCCCAGGCCATTACCTCTGATCTCAAAGTTTTGTTTTCGGCATATATCCGTTTAACCCACTCCTGGACATCAACCCCTTCAGGGCATTCGCTGTTAACGCGGGTAGCGGTAAGGGTATTGATTGCGGCGGACCGTTCGTCGCAAGCCTGGCTGGTGGCCGCCATCGAGATATCAAGGCGAGACGCCAGTTCTTTTACAAGTGCTGCTGATGCTGGTGGAAGGCCGTTAGCTGCCTCGTATGCTTCACGTATCAGCTGCTGTGCTGTTTTGTGCATGTCATTTTCTCCAACTGACGCGCTGCAACGCGCTATTTAGGGTGCAGCAACCCAACCCATGAGAATGGGGTAATTGCTGCTGTTCTAATCAGGCTGCTGGTTTTTGTTCTTCGGGCTCTTTGTAGGCGAGCAAATCACATAGCTGGTTAATCACTTTGCAGAACTGGAACATGTCAGTACCTGCCTGGTGGCGCCAGCGATAGGCTTTGTCTTCAACATCAGAAAAATCATTATCCTGGGTGTCAATCCGCCGGAAGTGGAATTTATCGGTGAGCATGAAAGAGACACCGCAACCTCTTAACTCCATGTTATCGACGATAAAACCGGTATTTAGACTTTCCAGTAATTCGCTGGTAACTGAACTATGATCCGCTGAATAGCGAATAACTTCTTTCTGATCTGCCAGTCGGGAAAGCTGGACATAATCACCGACCTCAAACCCGGCAAACGCTGATTGTTCGCCGTCCAGATGGTTTTTAAGGCGGGTTGTAAGGCCATTTTTAATATCGCTGATGTTGATCGTGACAGTTTTTACTGAGCCGATGACTTTAACGAGCATCGCGCCGACCATCCCTGCAATATTTTTATTGGAGGTGTTAATGATCAGAAGATTTTCTTCAGTGTTGTAAAGCGCCAGGAACAGGGATGATTTGATAAACGCCTGTTTGCAAAGCTGCACCCTAGCATCCTGAATGATGTTGTTACGGTCAGCACGTTTCAGTTTTGCACCGCACGCAGATTCGATGCGTTGGATGCGCTCATTGGCTTCTTTCATCACGACGTGTTGAGGAATGATCTTCTCATCACGGCGTACAACGATGGCATAGCCGCCAGCTATCGGTGTCACCAGTTCACCGGTGAGTGGGTTAGGAACGAAAGACGAGCGTGCAAATTCCGTTTCACCCAATTCAGAGTAGGGCAGTTCGTGAAGGTGACCTTCAACGGTTTCTATGCTGGGCAAGGTGGCCCGATAGACAATGGCGTTACGTAACTTTAATAATTTCATTTCGATGTCCTCTGCAAAGGATTGGTTAGTTATCTCCACACAACACAGGAGAGCACCAGCTGCTGCATCAGCCCGAGCGGATTGGGTTATGGGCCCGTCACCCGGTGGTACTCTCGTGTCTTGTGTAAAAAGGGCGGTACCAGAAAGGGAAATAAACTGGCACCGCCAAGACTATACACAGCACAGTTAACTAGGTTGTGGCGGTGGTGCCTCCACCTGCCGGGTTAAGCCATAACCGGCGACGTACACTACCCTGAAACACATTCATTGAACGGGTTTGGCTCGCCGCGTGCGCATAGCCGCAATTACCACAACGGAAAGGGGCCGCGTAACCTGGCGCCGATCTGGCCGCTGCTCGGTTTGTACCGGATTCTTCCCCGGTCACTGGCGCAGACAACAAAGCTTCTATGCGCGTTCCAACCAGCCCCTTTCCTGTTGTGTGCCGGGCTTCCACCGGCTCCCATCTGTTTTTAAAGCCACTCAGATATCGTCTGGGCTGCGTCGTCTCTTCCGGCTGTCATTCGGGTTGAACTCGCCCGAAACGAGATTGAAGGGTTATAGCCCCTTACGGCATTCACTCCCTATCACGTGTGTCGCGTATGCCACGCCAGCACCTAACGAGTTTTAACGACCTTTGCCGTTTGCATCATCTTGTCGCCGCTGTTATCGATGCGGAACCGCCACTGTCCAGGACATTTAAAGGGACCGTCTCCAAGTGGTAACTCTTCCAGTCCCGATAAACCTCCTCAGCAGAAGGGGGCTTATCGGGATAGAATGTTGTGACACCAGATCGCTAATCTGCTTACTTCCCGCCGCTCAGTTTTTGTATTGGCAACCAGTTGCTGTTGCTCAGTCGATTTTTGGGTCTTTGCGTCGACCGGCGCTGTAGTACGCTTGTACACATCGCAACTTGGGATCTGTCCGCTATCGATGTTTTAAATATACTTTCAGGTAAATTATAAGTAAATACCCGCAGGTATATTTTGTGCGTGATATTGATTAACCACTCTGATTTATAAGTAAATTTATTTTTTCTCTTACGATGTGTTGTGGTTAATAAAGAGCCAGCTAGGGCAATAAAATTGGAGAGGATTGAAAAGTGAGAGGACAGCGTCCATAGCTGGAGAGGCTACAATCTGCTGATACTAAAAGGGGAAGAGGTTGGCAGAGCCGCAATGGCTGAGTACCTGGAGAAAAAGCGTAGGGAAGTTGGTAACACCATATACAAAGGCGTTTTGTGTGAAGCAGCGAATTGGTGAGGGATGGGAAATTTTAAGGATCCGGCATTTTGCCGGATCCAGAGGGTTAGCCTGAAATCCAAGGTATTGGAAGATAGTTCAATGAAGTGTGTCTGAGGATATTTTCAGTTACAAGCTTGAGTGCTATCACATTAAAACGTTCAAAGTACCATAGGTTGTTCTGAATGAAGTCTTCATCGAATTCGTCGGCGTCCCGAAGGTAGAAGAAAGTTTTGAAAACCGCATTGGATTCGAATGCTAGATCACTTTCTTCTGGATCGTCTCTTTTAGGTCCAGAATATGCGCGGATTTTAGCGTCTATAAGCATACTTATCCGGAAGGACTGCTCATCTTCTTCTTCTACTGGTTCATAACTTACCTCAGGATCATCAGTATTGACTGTTATAAAACCTTCTTCCCCTATGTTTATTTCTCTAAAAGAGGAAGATAAAACTTCAAATCCTTCAAAAAAGTATTTTTCCAGCATTAGTGTCTAAACCCCTTGCCTACAGCCAGTTTCCAGTTACCAGATCGGCGTAACTCTTTGCTGAAGTCGATTGTTTCAGAAACAAACTCTGTTTTCCTTTCAAAATGAAAGTGTATTTCCTTTTTGACCGCCAGCTTCTCTTCAATAGCTCTTTTTATGAATTCATTAAGGTTAACACCTTGATTTTTAGAGGCTATATAAACCTGCTTATGAAGATTTTCGCCTATTCTAACGTTGAATGTCCCGCTCATAGGTTTATCAGGGCTTTTGCCTATTGCCGAACAAGTTTCGAGATAGTCGTCGACAGCTTCTTCAAAAGCTTCCTTTAATCCAGGAAGAGAGTCAGCCTCGTACGTGATAACATCGGCAATGCATTCAATTTTTCCATGCAAAACCATGTCATCAAGCGAGGTTTCAACGCTACCGAAGTAACCCTTATATTTCAGCATTTTATCCATTGTTATCTAACTCATCCAAAAGAGACTTAGCCTCTTCAAGCACATACCCTTTCACGATACTGCTTGGGTGCGGGCAGTGAAAGGCTACAACGCGTTTCTCAGCGTTGACAAATTTACGCCGAGACCCGGAACCATTGAGTACTTTGAATCCATAGTGTCCAAGAAGCGTTACAAGCTCCTCCCAAGTGAAATCCTTCGGAAGAAGATCAAGCCTTGAGCGAAGTTTTTCCTTTCGGCTCATCGCGATTACATCCTATACGAAGAAGCATAGCAACTAAAAAACAGTTGCAAAGTGTGCTTTGCAAGAAAATTCATAAAAATAGAATTTATTACAAGAGCTGCACAATCCAACATTGTTCAAATGTTACACATGGCTAATAAAGTTTATCAACAGAACTGCATATCAAAGGCGGTTGTATTTTATTGACTCATGAATCAATGCCTTACCCATCACATATAACTGTTCCTGGCTATCTTCATTGATGTACCACTTCTCATAAGCTGGGTTATCAGACAGAACGGCCAACTTGTCGCCCTGCATCTGCAGGCGCTTAACATGGAAGGTCTTCCCATATACAAATGAGTAGACGCCATCAGTCTGAAAATGCCGAACTGAGATATCGACGAACAGCCGATCTCCCGACACAAGGGTTGGTGCCATGCTATCGCCGTTAACGGTCATAACCTTAACATCCGCTGGATCACGGTTCCCGAAAAGCACGCGCGCGTGCTCAGTCGTGAACTCAATCGCGTAAAGCACTTCGACATAGTCGGAAATCATGTAGTTTCCGGGGCCTGCGCTGACTGTTAAATCGAGAACTTCAACGCGATAAACATCGCGATCTAGGACTGGCAGTTCAACGCCAGATGCTTCCGCTAGCGTTAAACCATCCATCCATCCCCTGGCAATCCTCATGGCGTCCTCAATTTGCCGGGCGGCCTGCTCACCAATATTTCGCTTATGAGACTTACCAGCAGGGTAAAGCATTCTGGAAACTACGGTCGCATCAAGCCCTACTTTGTCAGCAAAATCTTTTTGAGTTTTGAACTTGGCGACTAACTCCTGAAGTTTTAGGCGTCGCAGCTCGAATATGTCAGGTGTCTCGTTTTTCATCTTTCCATCTTACGAAAATTTACTCACAGGTAAATGACTTGAAGGTATTGTCAAATATATACTTAGAGGTATACTTTGTTTTCGGGCTTAGGAGGCGTGATGGAAACTTTAAGAGAATACCTAAACTCCTTATCAATTGATAAACAAAGAGAATTTTCAAAGAAATGCGATACATCTCTTGAGTATCTTCGTAAGGCAATTAGCAAAAAGCAAAAGTTAGGAGCCGCTCTGTCGGTTTCTATTGAAAAGAATTCAACTGGCTCTGTTAGTAGGAAAGACCTTCACCCGGATGACTGGGAGAAGATTTGGCCTGAGTTAGATCATAAAAAATCTGCGGCATGACCGTAACTACAAACCGAATTTCAAAGGGGTAGGTATGAACCCGGAACAGTTCATAAAAAACAATGTTGTTAAGGCACTCCTGACTGATGGTTATTCAGCAGAACAGGCTGAGCAGGGGGGGGGTAGAGGCTATTTCGTACTACCGGCGCTCATCAAAGCCGACAACCAAGCGAAGAAACATCTTTGACGACTGCCTTGAACAAGCCCGAATGATTCTTAAGTACGGCAAGAAGAAAGGCACCAGAACGAAAGGGGCATTGATTTAAATGACAAACCTGAAAGAAGCCGTAAAGGCAATGTGCAAAGCCTATCCCGGCGGACGTGAAGCGATGGCTGGTGCATTAGGTATGACCTTAACCCAGTTCAATAACAACCTCTACGAGAAGAACGGCTGTCGTTTCTTTGAAGTATCTGAACTGGAAGCGATGGAGGACATCTCGAATACATCTCACCTGGCTGAATATTTTGCCCGCCGTCGTGGTGCTCTGCTGGTGGATGTGCCGCACCTGGAAGAGCTGGACCGCGTGGATTTGTTTAGCCGCGCAATGCGTACCTCGGCAGCCAGAGGGCAGGTGGATCAGATTATCGAACAGGCACTTGAAGACGGGGTTATCGAAAGACATGAAGCAGAAGAAATCATGGTGCATCACCGCCGCCATCTGGCTGCGCGCGAAGAAGAGATCGCGGCAATTATCACGTTGTTTGCACGCAAAAAGAAGTGACGCCAGCGGGTTGCAGCCCCTGGCGTCGTGGCGTGTCGTTATCAGTGGAGATTACTAACGCATGAACAGTTTAACAACACAGTACCGCAGGTCGCAACTTATAGCGCGTCCGGTTCCTGGTGGTGCAGGTCCGGTGCAGTTCGTGTATGGGGTAAGAGTACCAGGCGGGTTTGAGCCTGTCTGCTACCAGTTTGCTCAGTGGGTGGTAGGGGACTTTAACGGACAGGCGGGGAGCGTATGCGAGAGCTTAACCGATGGTTCAGAGATCACTACGGTGTCCCGGTCCGGGTCATTCGCTGGGAGCCCCAGACACAACGCGTTATATACCTGCGCGAAGGGTACGAGCATGAGTGCTTCAGCCCAATCGAGCAGTTCAGAAGAAAATTCAGGGAAATAGAGGGGTCTTATGAGCCTGTTAATGCCATCAAGGCCGATAGTCATCAATCCTGACCTTGCGTACAGCATTGGCCTGAATGAAGCCATTGCGTTACAGCAGGTGAATTACTGGCTGAAGGAGACAACCTCCGGGCTGGAGCGTGACGGTGTGCGGTGGATCTATAACACCACAGAGCAGTGGCTGGAGCAGTTCCCGTTCTGGTCAGAGTCCACGCTGAAGCGCACATTCACCCGCCTGAAGAGCCTGGGAGTGCTCAAAATCGAACAACTGAACAAGTCCCAGCGCGACATGACCAACTACTACACGATCAACTATGAGAGTGAGCTTTTAGATGAGGTCAAAGTGACCAAATCGAAGGGGTCAAAATGCGCTGTTCCATCAGGTCAAAATGACACGATGGAAGAGGTCAATGTGAAACGCTCCACCAGGTCAAAACGAACCGCTCTCATCGGGTCAAAACGACATGATGATCCTACAGAGATTACAACAGAGAGTACTACAGAGATTACAGGTAAAGACTCTTGTCCAGTTGCGCCGCAACCAGACGAGCCTGATCCGGCGTTTATCGTTCTGGATCATTTCAACAAGATGACTAACTCGAACTACGGGAAGAGCGGAAAGACCAAAACGACGCTGGGTTACATCCGAGGGCGACTTTCAGAGGATTACAGCCCTGAAGACCTGATGCTGGTGGTTGATTACCTGACCGAGAAATGGGCCAAAGATCCGAAGATGAGCGATTACCTTCGCCCGAAAACGTTGTTTGCCCCTGAGAACTGCGTTGAGTATTTCGATAAGGCGAAAAAGTGGGGCGCTGCTGGCCGTCCTGCCTGGGCTAACGGGAAATGGGTTAACAACGACCAGGCGTTTAAATCGAGCTATGCGGAGGTTAATTACACGGTTCCAGTGGGGTTCCGCTCATGAGCAAACCCTTCCTGAAGTGGGCTGGTGGAAAATACACCCAACTGGCTGACCTGTTCCGGTTTATCCCGGAGGGCAAGCGACTGATAGAGCCGTTTGTGGGCGGTGGTTCCGTCTTCCTGAACAGCGACAAGCATGCTGACTTCCTGCTGGCTGATGTTAACCCTGACCTGATCAACCTGTATCAGATGCTGGCACTGGTGCCTGACGCGGTTGAAAACCATGCTCGCTGGATGTTCGAACACATGGGGCATCCGGACGGATATGAACTGATCCGCAAAGAGTTCAATGCGCAGACCCTCGACACCACCGAACGTGCGTCAGCGTTCCTGTACCTGAATCGCCATTGCTTCAACGGCCTTATGCGTTACAACCTTGCTCATCAGTTCAACGTAGGCTGGGGAAAATACAAGGCACCGTACTTCCCGTTCAATGAGCTGAAGGCGTTTGCTGATATGGCTCATAACTGCGTATTCATGACCTCGGGATTCCGCCGGACCATTGACCTGGCCGGAGCGGGGGACGTGGTCTACTGCGATCCGCCTTATGAGCCGATGCCAGGAACTGCAGGATTTACCGCGTATGCCGCTGGGGGTTTTAACTGGGATGACCAGGTGTTACTGGCAAATCGTTGTGTAGCGGCCCATAAACGTGGCGCGCGGGTAGTCATTTCAAACTCATCAGCCCCGAAGGTCATCGACCTGTACCGGGAGCATGGTTTTAACCTGGAATTTATCAAAGCGCGTCGTTCGATCTCCTGCAATGGCACCACGCGGGAAGTCGCTCGGGATGTCGTGGCGATCCTTTAAGGGGACTTCATGAAACTGACATTACCATTTCCACCAAGCGTAAACAGTTACTGGCGCGCTCCCAGCAAAGGACCGCTGAAGGGACGGCATATGGTTAGCGAGACTGGACGTAAGTTTCAGAAAGCAGCCAGGGCGGCGATTATCGAACAGTTGCGCGCGGTCCCAAGACCATCAAGTGACCTGGCGGAAGTTCATATTGTTCTGTATCCGCCGGATCAGCGTCGTCGTGATATCGACAACTACAACAAAGCGCTGTTCGACGCACTGACTCAAACCGGTGTATGGGAGGACGACAGTCAGGTGAAACGTATGCTGGTTGAATGGGGAGATGTAACGAAGAAAGGGAAGGTTGAGATTACGATTAAGCGATTTGTTGCCCCGGCAGTTGCAGCTGCCTGACAAGTGGAGAGCGTATGAACTCATTGATGAACACTAATAATAACATCGTCAGAATGTCCAGCCGTGACATCGCTGATCTGGTTGAGTCCAGGCATGATGATGTTAAGCGGTCCATTGAGCGCCTGACAGAGCGGGGTGCAATACAACTTCCGCCAATGGCGGATGTTAAAAATCACCTTAATCAGTCGGTCACTGTGTACATGGTCGGTAAGCGCGACAGTTACGTTGTTGTCGCTCAACTGTCCCCTGAATTTACCGCCCGTCTCGTTGACCGCTGGCAGGAACTTGAAGCGGCCAGTAATTCAGTGATACCTCAGTCATTCTCTGACGCGCTTCGACTGGCAGCAGACCTTGAAGAAGAAAAACAGCGTCTGGCACTGGAGCTGGCATCTGCGGCCCCAAAAGTGGAATTTGTCGACCGTTACTGCACGGCGAACGGTTCCCTCTCTTTTCGGCCGGCGGCAAAGCTACTGAAAGCAAAAGAGCCGGAGCTCCGCTTGTTCCTCATCGAGAGAGAAATCATGTACCGGCTGGGAGGTACGTTAACGCCTATGGCCCAACACATTGACGCTGGTCGATTTGAAGTGAAAACAGGGACGTCCCAGGCATCAAACCATGCGTTTAGCCAGGCACGATTTACAGCCAAAGGTGTGCGCTGGATCGGTGGCCTGTGGACTGAATACAAGGCCGGAGGGCATGCAGCGTGAGAGCCTTGCTGACACCAGAGATAGCCCACCGTATGGGTGTGGTTCTTTTTCGGCCCGGTAGTGAACTGATGCCGCTATTCAGACGCGGACGGGTTCTGATTGAACCAGAGCCAGAGAACTACTCAGAATACCCGACGGGAGCCATACCACCGGCAGGCCAGCCCCTGGCTGATGACCCGATGCTGTTAACTGTTTTTGAGAACCAGGAAGTTATCATTCGGGCTGGTGGTATCGGTGGCCTGGAGGCAGAGCTTGAGCGTAGTTTTAAATGCCAGTACCCGCATGGAAGCTGGCACAGCGAGAACTTCACGCTATTCCGTCATGAGCCTGGCAGCATTCGCCTATGCTGGGCCTGCGATAATCTGGTACGGGACCAGTACACCGAAACGCTGGCAGGTATTGCACGGAGAAACCTGGTATCCTGGATGATATCCGTTATCCGCTCACAGCTGGGCTTCAACGAAGACCATACACTGACAATTCCCGAGCTGTGCTGGTGGATGATTATCAACGATTTGGCTCATGTAATACCGGAAGGCCTAGCTCATAAAGCACTGCGTTTGCCACCGGTTAAGCATCAGTCGGTGATGAAGGAGAGCGATATTACCCCTGGGCCAGCCGCTGCTGAAGTCGTCCAGAAAAAGATTCTGGCGCTGCGAGTGGACCCGGAAACACCTGAATCATTCATGCTGCGGCCAAAGCGCCGCCGCTGGGTAAACGAGAACTGGACGCGCTGGGTTAAGTCTCAGCAGTGTGTCTGCTGTAACAAACAAGCAGATGATCCCCATCACCTGATAGGCCACGGACAAGGTGGGATGGGAACGAAAGCGCACGACCTGTTTGTGTTGCCGCTTTGCAGAGCGCATCACGACGAGTTGCACGCTGACACCGTGGCATTTGAGGAGAAGCACGGCTCACAGCTGGAGCTGCTGTTTCGATTTCTGGATCGTTCGCTGGCAATTGGCGTGCTGGCTTAATTCAGTGGAGATGAGTTAATGCGTGATATGTATGAAGTATTAGACCGTTGGGGTGCGTGGGCTGCAGCTGATGGTAATGGCGTTGACTGGCAACCAATTGCAGCGGGATTTAAAGGTCTGCTGCCTCATGGAAAAAAATCGCGCCTGCAGTGCGATGATGATGAAGGGATCCTGATTGACGGGTGTGTAGCTCGATTGCGCAAGTATAAACCTCAAGAGCATGAGTTGATTATTGCTCATTTTGTCATTGGCATCTCATTAAGAACCATCGCGAAGAAGCGGAAGTGTTCTGATGGGACCATCAGAAAAGAATTACAGACAGCGTTAGGTTTTATTGATGGTGTTTGGAGTATGCTTTAAGCTATAAACACTAAGCTTGGATTATTTCCCAAGCTTAGTTAAAGCACTTTTTTTACGTTTATTTAATGCTTTGCGTGTTTTTATTAGGCCTTCAAAATCAATGACTTCTTTAACTCCTAGTAAAACAGGAATTAAAGAGTAGAGCGAAAATATTAAAGTGCACACTACTAGTTTGCTGATTATTTGGATGTGCTCTTTTATAGATTCAGACTCATTTCCAAGACTTATTAACGCTACAAAAACTATGATTGAAATTTGTAACGCGAGCATGAAAAGAGTGGCTCTGCTCTTGTTTTTTATAAGTCTTTCTAACCTTCTTTGTTCATCGCGCGATAAATCTTCTGCGACATTTTTTTTGGTCTCAGATAGCTTATGAAAAAGCGTGGCACTACTTGCAATTGGGAGTATAAGAATTGTTAGTACGCCCCAGGGGACGGAAGATAGGATGATAAACTTACTGGCAACAAACCAGGCTGTGCACATAAGCAAAGCAACCACAACCAAGTGGAATGCTCTACTTGGTTGTAGGTTAAATGTGCGCTTACCAGCCTCTTCACTCATCGTTCTCTTCTATCTCTCCATCGTCAATGAGTACTGCCATCCAATCATGCATTTGACTGTAAAGCTCATGCTCATCGATTAAGCTATTGTAAGTTGTGAGTTTAACAGTGTTCCAAAGTCGGATCTCTTTTCCAGTGAGGCGTGTTCCGCCAACCATCTCAACAACCACGTCATCATCCGGATAGTGTCTGGTCGCGTCAACAAGATTTCTTAGCATTCGCTCTCCAGAATCGGAGGTTGTCCTCTTGTAGGTAATCTTAAGTGTTACTTCAAGGTTAGCGTCGTCAAGGCAATCTTCAAGCTTACTGCTGCGTAAGAAGCTTTCCCATTTCTCCGCCAACATTGTTTTAAGTAGTTCTGAGGCTGTACCCGCCGGAACCCAGCTTTGATTATTACTACCTTTACTAAGATCATTAACAGCGGTAACTGGGGCTCCAATTGAGACCGATTTCACTGGTCGTTTTAAAACCTCTTCGATGATCTCTTCTTTTGGTTTATCGGAAACTTTAAGGATGTTTTGAGCACCCAAATAATTACTTAAAGAACCCAACAACCATTTTAAGTGCGTTTCTAGCTCTCTCGTTGTAAGTGAGCGAGACTGCATAACTACAATGCTATTTCCAAAAACACCAAAATAAAGAATTGAATCTATAAACTCACGTACAACCTGCTCTCTTTCGGAGCGAGCCTCTTCAGCCTCCTCAACAGTCATTTTTGAGAGCTCATCTGAGGTTACGGATCGAATCTCGTATGATTCTGCATCATTTTTAAGTTGTATATATCGTTGCGAATGGCCTGGTTCGAACGCAACAAGTTGGCAAAAAAGCATGCCTTGAAAAACTTCGTGTTTATTGATCAGCCTGAATAAATCATCCTCTCCAGGGCTAACCATTTCCTTGCGAGCATCAGCCTTTGTATGTTTTTCAAGTAGTTCCGTTAGCATAGACTGAAGCGTTTTTGACACACCAGACATTGTAACTTCTTTATAGATTATTTTTTTGCTCTTGATTTCACGCTTGCTCATCTAAAGTTTTTCCTGGGGAAATAGGATTAAACTGAATATACAAAAAGGCTAACGCGTACGCAAAAACTATCGTAATCTGTTAGGAGTGGTCACTTCGACACACAGCCTAATCATCAAAACTTCGCTTCGGCGGGGTTTTTTCATTTTGGGTCCAGGCTAAAACCTTCAGATTACCCCTTAAATCAAAGAGCCTGTGGCCTGTTCCTATTCTCTATACACAGCACCCCGTTAACCCGGAGGTGGAGACTATGAAAATGCCTGACAAAATCTTTTCGGCGGCCTCGTACTGCACGTCAGGCGGCCTTATCTGTACAGGTCTGGCACAAACCTATGACTGGTTTCACGGACTGGACTGGAATTTCATTGCGCTGGCAAGCGGCGTAATAATTGGCGCCGCGACTTATTTCACCAATCTCTACTTCAAACGCCGCTGGACGAAGATGTACCAGCAGTCCCTCGATCGCGGTTATGGTGGCCCGCCACCGCAGGATGAATAGCTATGGCCAATCTGAAAACGAAACTCAGTGCGGCCATGCTGGCGCTAATCGCCGCTGGTGCTTCAGCGCCAGTGCTGTTTGATCAGTTCATCAGCGAGAAAGAAGGTAATGCGCTGGTGGCTGTTGTTGATCCTGGTGGTGTGTGGTCATTGTGCCACGGTGTAACGGTCATCAACGGCAAGCCCGTCATTAAGGGGCAAAGAGCAACTGAGGCGCAGTGTAAGCAGGTAAATGCAATCGAGCGGGACAAGGCGCTGGCGTGGATAGACCGGAATATCAAGGTTCCTCTGACGGCACCGCAAAAAGTCGGTATCGCGTCATTCTGTCCCTACAACATCGGACCTGGTAAATGCTACCCCTCTACGTTCTACAAACGAATCAATGCCGGTGACCGCAGAGGCGCGTGTGAAGCGATCCGTTGGTGGATTAAAGACGGAGGCCGCGACTGCCGGCTGACAAAAGGCCAGAAAAACGGCTGTTACGGTCAGGTTGAGCGACGTGACCAGGAAAGCGCGTTGACGTGCTGGGGGTTAGACCAGTGATAAATTCGGTGAAGCCATGAAGATTAAGTTTGAGCATTCTGTTGCGCATTTTTCCAAAGACCTGAAACCCAGCCATGGGCCTCAGAAATGGCCTTGGTGGCGTTTGGTTTCCTTCAGTCTGGTACCAATCACTGTCTATAGCCCGTCATATGGTTTGCGTCTGTGGATTTATACCCGCTGGGGCGCTGGCTACGTTGGCATTTATATAGACAGGCGCGCAAAACGATGAGCCGCTTAACCGCAATTATCAGCGCAGTGGTTATCCTGCTGCTTTGCTGTGTTTTCTCATGGCGCTCCGGATGGAGCTCTCACGCTGTCCATATCAACGCTCAGGCAGCGAAGAAAAAAGAGAAAGCCGAAAAGGTTATCCAGCCAGTTGAGCAAAAGGCCGCTGCCGCTACAGAAGAGGGCAAGGTCATCTACCGAACCATAACCCGCGACGTGGTGAAATATGTCCAGTCTCCGAATCGTACTGTGTGCCGGTTTGACGATGATGCTGTGCAGTTGCGCCAGCGAGCTATCGACGCTGCCAACGCCATCCCCGGATTTGATGAGCCCGCCTTGCAAGGCAAGTGACGCCGGTAAGGACAGCGACGAAGACCTGCAGGCTGATATCGAAACCGTTCAGTGTCTGCGCCAACTGCGGTTAGATAAATATCGCTGGCAGGCGTATTACCGGGCTGTGAGCCAGTAGCAGGACTACATCCGCACGCAGTGCCTGAAATAAAGGAGTTAGCATGCTGCTGATTTCACATTCTATAGCGGGAAGAAGCCAGTACCCAAAGCCCAAACAGGACAGCCCCATGAATATGCACGCTAATTTCGGTCAACTTTCCGTGGCGCTAAAAGCAAAAATGCCAACGGCCAACGAACTTTTTTCCATCGTAAAGCAGGTTGAAGATGAAATGGCTGGCAAGCCGCTCAATGCCGAAACAGCCTACACCTTCGTAGAAGAGGTAAAAAAGCGAGTGGCTGATCTAATTGTTATTGAAATTGACTGACGGCATTACAGGAGCTCTTCTCCGAGGGGCTTCGATAATGTCTACGTGAGGGAATAATCATGGCAACACCGGACTGGGAGGCCATCGAGTCGGCATACCGGGCCGGAGTCCTTAGTCTCCGTGATATAGGCGAGCAATACGGCGTAACTGAAGGGGCCATCAGGAAGAGAGCCAAGAAGTTCGGGTGGGTACGCAAGGCCAGTACGCAGGTACGCAAAAATGGTACGCAAAGTGGTACGCAAAAGAGCAAGACGCGTACCAGCGAAAAGCCTGCCAGCGCTGGCCGTACGCATAAAAGTACGCAACCAAAAGCCGAACCTCCACCAGATACGAAACCGATACGCGGGGTGCGTACCGATCCTCCGACTAACCCATTCCAGCGCGGGAATCAGGAAGCGGTAAAGCACGGCGGCTATGCACGTCGAATGCTTTTTAAAGATGACGTCATTGAAGATGCAAGGGTATTGCAACTGGAGGATGAGCTATTTCGACTCCGGGCAAATAACCTGACAGCTGCCGAGAATATTGGCCGCTGGTTAACGCTGATGGAAGATGCTGAAAGTGATGAGGCACGGGATAAGTTGGCAGCGCTTATGGTTGCCGCTGACAAAGCAATGATGCGTAACACCGTACGTATTGAGTCCATCGTGGGAACTCTTGCCACGGTCGGGAAAATATTTGCTGATACTGATTACCGCAAAGCCGCCACTGACAAGGTATCACTGGAGGCAGATCGCTTGCGCCGTGATGCTGGCATAGATGATGGTAACGGAGAGCGTGACCTCAATGACTTCTACTCTGACATCCAAACCGACGCTGAATCCGGTTCTGCGTAGCTTCTGGACGACGCAGGCGCGTAACAAAGTGCTTTATGGTGGGCGGTCATCGTCAAAATCGTGGGATGCCGCCGGAATTGCAATATTCCTGGCAAATAAATATACCCTCCGTTTCTGCTGCGCCCGTCAGATCCAGAACAAAATTGAGGAGTCGGTATATACCCTGCTCAAAATCCAGATTGACCGGTTTGGCCTGCGGCATCGTTTCCGTGTTCTGAACAACAAAATCATTAACCGGGTGACCGGTTCTGAGTTCGTGTTTTACGGCCTCTGGCGCAATATCGAAGAGATTAAGTCGCTGGAGGGGATTAGCGTGCTGTGGCTGGAAGAGGCCCACGCGTTGACGGAGTATCAGTGGAAGATACTGGAGCCTACCATCCGTAAGGAGGGCTCAGAGTGCTGGTTTATCTTTAACCCCGGACTGGTCACCGATTTCGTGTGGCGTAACTTTGTGGTCGATCCACCAGAAGATACGCTGATACGCAAAATCAACTACGACGAAAACCCGTTCCTTTCCGACACCATGCTGAAGGTTATCGAAGCCGCCAGGCGGCGTGATCCAGACGGGTTTAAGCACGTTTACGAAGGCGTACCGGAATCTGATGATGATGCAGCCATTATCAAACTGTCATGGATAGAGGCAGCGGTAGACGCGCACAAGGTTCTTAATTTCGAGCCAAGCGGGCGTAAGCGTATTGGCTTCGACGTCGCCGACAGTGGCGCGGATAAATGCGCTAACGTCTATCGCCATGGTTCTGTCGTGTACTGGGCTGACGAGTGGAAGGCGAAAGAGGATGAATTACTTAAGAGCTGCCAGCGCACTTACCAGGCAGCGCTGGAGCGCGATGCTGATATCGTCTACGACTCGATAGGCGTCGGGGCGTCTGCTGGCGCTAAATTCTCAGAAATTAACGAGGATCGTAAGCGCGAAAACATGAACGCATCACGCATCAACTATCAGCGATTCAATGCTGGCGCAGGCGTGAACGAGCCGGACGATGAATATATTGGCATTCCGAACAAGGATTTTTTCGCCAACCTCAAAGCGCAAGCCTGGTGGCTGGTAGCGGATCGCTTCCGTAATACCTTCAACGCGGTAAAGAACGGTGAGCAGTACCCGGTAGATGAGCTGATAAGCATCGATTCATCCTGTCCGCTGCTGGAAAAGTTAAAGCTAGAGCTGACCACCCCGCACCGTGATTTTGACAAGAATGGTCGCGTAATGGTGGAGAGCAAGAAAGACCTCGCTAAGCGTGATGTTCCGTCACCGAACGTGGCTGATGCATTCATTATGGCATTCGCCCCGACTGATACGGCAATGGATATCTGGGAAGCCCTGGGAAGAGGTTAAACATCTGGAAATAGCCACCTCACGCCGAAAAATCCCTATTCACTTTTTGACCCTGTTTATGCACGTTTTATTCACGCACTTTCTGCTACTTATCCTGATGAAATAAGCCTTTGGCGGACATTTCATCATGGGAGGGATCCGGCTGGTGCGGGTAACAGTCATTATGTTAAATCGGGCCATTTTTTAACAAATTATCTGATCCGTCACGGGTATCGAAAAACCGGAGCATCATCACCATGGCGAAAAAAACGGGACGAGTCGCCACGGCGGATTCGTACGATAACTTTATGGCCCGCGTCGGCATGCAGCAGCCTAACCAGCACGCTGCATCGACATATCGGGCGAACTATACCAGCCGTAACCGGTTGCTGATTGAGTATGCGTACCGCTCCTCTTGGATTATTGGCGCCGCTGTCGATTCGAAAGCGGACGACATGACCAAAAAGGGCGTTCGCATTACCAGCGAGATTGACCCGAAACGTCGGGGAGTGCTGGAGTCACGCTTTGATGAGCTACAACTGTGGGACTGCATCAACGAGACGTTGAAATGGTCCCGGCTATATGGCGGGGCTGTTGCACTGATCCTTATTGAAGGGCAGGCACCGTTAACGCCTTTGATGTTGGATAAGGTCGGCAAGGGAAGTTTCAAAGGGCTGGCCGTCCTCGACCGCTGGATGATTAATCCGCAACTGACCAGGCGCATAAAAGCGCTTGGGCCCAACCTCGGCAAGCCAGAGTTCTACGATATTGTGACGACGGCGCAGGGGCTGCCTGCCTGGACAGTTCATCACAGTCGCCTGATCCGCATGGATGGCGTGAAACTGCCGTACCAGCAGAAAATCACCGAAAACGAATGGGGTATGTCCATTGTTGAGCGTATTTTCGACCGTCTGACATCCTACGACAGCACCAGTGTTGGCGCAGCCCAGCTCGCGTATAAGGCGCATCTTCGTACAGTTAAGATTAAAAAGTTACGTGAAATTATCGCTTTGGGCGGCAAGCCATTCGAAGCGCTGATCAAAAACATGGAAATGGTCCGCCAGTTCCAGACGAATGAGGGGATGTCCCTCTTTGATTTGGAGGATGAATTTGAAACTCATTCTTATTCTTTCGCGGGCCTCTCTGATCTCCTGGGGGAGTTTAAAGAGGATATCGCGGGTGCTGTTGGTATCCCTCTTGTTCGCTTGTTCCGACAGTCACCAAAGGGGTTTTCAACCGGCGATGCTGATTTGGCGAACTACTACGATGACGTGGGGACGCTGCAGGAGCGAGATTTACGGCCTCACATCCGCTTGCTATTCGATGTACTGCATCGCTCGGAGTTTGGAGAGCCGTTGCCAGAGGATTTCACGTTTGAGTTTAATCCCCTGTGGCAGATGAGCGACACCGACCGCTCCACCGTAGCGACCAACACGACTACCGCACTGGCAACAGCTGTACGGGATATCGGTATGTCGCCAGCAGCGGCGCTTACCGATTTACGCGAGTTGGCTGATGTGACAGGCATCGGCGCATCTATTACCGACGAGGATATTCAGAATGCGGCGAAACAGTGGCAGGAGGCTGAATTTGAAACCGAACCTCCGCCGCCGGTCGGAGCGCCAGTATCAGAAAAGCCTACTGGCGATAGTCGATCAGATAAGTCAGATCGTCACCGGTTCATACGATGGTTCACAGGCAAGCGCTGACAATATCGCTAAGTCACTGATTGACTACTCAGGGGTAATTGACGACTGGGCGGAAATGGTCGGAAAGAAGATGTTCGCCCAGGTGGAGCAGGAAGAGTGGAATCAGTGGCGGTCTGTCTCTGAAGAGATTTCGGTAGGGCTGCGCGATGTGGTCAGTAACACCCCGATCGGCATGGTGGCTCAGGATATTGTCTACCGCCAGATTCGCTATATGAAGTCCCTGCCATTAGAGGCCGCCGGCCGGGTAAGGGAAATTCAGGAACGCGCGATACAGGCTGTTATCAATGGTGAGCGTCCGGATCAGTTGTACGAGATGATCATGCAGTCCGGAGATGTCGCAGCCAGCAGGGCGCGGATGATAGCCCGTACGGAGATTGGCCGTGCAACCGGAGCATTGACGCAGGCGCGAGCGCTGGCCGTTGGCTCTGAGGGCTACTGGTGGCGTATTGAAGGTGCTGGCACCCGGCCATCTCACCGCAAGATGAAAGATAAGTTTGTGCGCTGGGATAACCCGCCGACGCTCGATGGCATGACCGGCCACGCAGGGTGTTTGCCTAACTGCAAATGCTGGTCAGAGGTACAGATACCTGAGCCGAGAAAGTGAAAAATGCGACTTATCCCTGCCATTCTGGATGAAGTCCAATACCCGCGAAATGTTATCAAAATGTTGTGATGAAAAAGAGGCCGAAACCGCCCACTAAACCGGGTCTTTTGCGGACTTAACAGGACATTTTAATCCAGTCCGTTTTCGGTGGTGCGGGTAAGAACCATTATGTTAAATGGCCCCATATTTTGAACAATTATCCCTTTCCCGAAGGTCGCCACTGAGCGGCCTTTTTTGTTGCCCGAAGAGGTGAGAATGAAAAAGGTCCATATCGAATCAAAACGAGCCGGTGACCGCCAGGTTATCGAAATATCGATGGGTGGCATCACCGCTCGTTATCGCGCTATTGGCGAGCTCTCAGAGTTAAAAGCCACAGGTCGCGGTAACGTACGTCAGGTTAAATCGCTGCTTCGTGAGTTCCTTCGTAATCAACTCTTGGGTGACAGCAATGGTGCGCATCAATTTCGTTGACGAGGACAGGTGGATCACCGTCCACCCCGGCGGCGGGACGGGGACGCCGGTTTTGATTGGCGAGGATGGGGTTATCAAGGCTGGTATGGGCGGGAAATTTAACGGACAAAGTATATCCGAGACAAAGAAGCCCGACGTTAAGTCAGAAAAATCAACGCCAGTACCTGAATTGACAAAGCAGAAACCAGAGTTTGAGGGTAAGTACAAGATTAGCCTCAACGAAAAACAGAGCGTTGCTTACCGAAGTTGGAAGGCTGAGCTGGAAAAAACACCTAAAAACGACAGT